AAAAAAAAAAAAAAAAAAAAAAAAAAAAAAAAAAAAAAAAAAAAAAAAAAAAAAAAAAAAAAAAAAAAAAAAAAAAATAATTAAAAACACCCAAAAGCAATTTTCCCCGTTTGTGTTCTTGGGGAGTGGGGGTGGGGGAGAATGAGGACTACTTCTTACTGTCCTTATATTTATTATCTAGCTCCCTGAGCTTCTTGATGTACTCATCAAGATTTATTTTGCGCGAATAATATTCGCGGTTAAGTGCCTCGAACCATAACTTATATTGCCTGATTGTCATATCGTGATTCCTCTTTGTTATTCCTGTAACTTCTTGTAAGCTTTCCCGCGCTTACGCTCACTCTGTCCAATCTTTTCTAGCCATTGCTCCTTAACTTCAGGACTGACATTCATATGGATATCTGCGATATCTCTCTGCTTCGCAGATTTTCTGTGAGTCGGATTTAAAACCTCGTCGATAATCTCATCTTCTGTCATCTGATCTCTGCCCCTAGAATAATCTTGAGGCGTATATTCAAACTTCACTTTCTTAATCTCAACGGGTTCCATATCTCCGTTCTGAGAATAATCAGGTTTTACATCTTTATCAGCCTTAATAGCTGCATCTTTTTCAGCCTTAAGTTTATCGCGGTGTTCTTTCGGATGTAATATCGAATCAATTAATTCGTCGTCCGACATTATTCTCCGATTACGTTGTTTCCATTGTTTCATTTTGTTTTCTCTTTTCCTCTGCCAGTGGTTAACTGGCATCGCGTTACAGCGATTTTTTTATGGTAGCTGCCCGGACTGCCGCAGCGTACATAAACTTAACCTTTACATTGTCCTTCAGAATTTCCTCTACTTGGTTGTACGTGTGAGAATTGCGGTACTTGGGAGTAGCGGCAATTTTCTTAACCAAGTTTTGCCACGCGGCAATTGTGGTATTGCACTTAGCTGCCAGAAAATTCTTAGCAGCCAATTCCATATTGGCCTTTGTGGATGCGCTTTCGTTTTCCTGATCATACTCCAATTCGAAAGCAAGTGCGAAGTACTTGGAAGTATCGGTTGTCACTATTGCCGCGTTTTCCTTACCATCGGCAATGGTAACCTTTACTTCCGTTAGCTTGTCCTTCCCATTGGAGGATACGGTCGGATTTACGGTTGTGGTAGTCGCCATGTTTTGTACACTCTTTTCTCAGTGGTATTAGATAACCACTGGCAGAAAAAAAGAGGGCCATCCTAGAGGGTCCATTGGAGTACGGAATCAACGTTACCAGCGCTTGCGTTAGCATCTTGCTCCATGTTCTCACATGGCTGTTAACGCGCTAGTGAACTATACGTCTATCCTGTTACGTACAGATAGCCTCTAGCCTAGGCAATATCACGATGCATTGACTTGCACCGTACAACGTACGCTCCCAGAAGTTACTGCCACGCCACGCGAGCCACTTTCGGCAGTCGCCAACCAAGAACACGTACGCTCCCAGTATAGGGAAGATCATACAGGTCAGCTACTCAAAGTTTCGATCCGTCCTATCGAAATATCAGATACATCATCATAATAAAGATAATAGACATTAGAATATAACCTATGGTTATATAACCTGTGGTTATAATTAAGTTAAGTATGTTAATAATCCCCATCATCTTACTAGAGATTCACTTTGCCCCGCAGAGTACTTTATACCGCGAAGGCCACGCCATAATAAAGCACTTTTTAAAACAAAGCGCGGGGATGGTCTCTTAAATTTTTTCTATTTTTTTAGTATTCTATATTATCTATTCTCATATATTATCTATTTAATCATAATAATATTAATTATCAATAAACTGAACATAAGATATATAATTATTATGGATTTGCTCGTGTCTACCCAGAAGCTCCTTGCCAGTCAGCACTAAGGCGCGTAAACTCTTGATGCCACGCCTAAAAAGGTAGATTTTGAACTTGACTCCAAAATCTAAAAGTGCTACTCTGGAAATAATGTTGGGCAGGATTGTTTGCTTCTAGCGGTTAGGCGCATGAGGGCACTTACATTATTAAACACGTTAAAATACGGAAACGAGCTTCAGCGACACAAAAGGCTGAAATACTCACGCCCGTAAATAAAAACGCTCCTGCAACTGAGAATCGCGGGAAAAATATTGTGAGTGCCCTCTCGGTTCATATGCAAAAATGGCATCCAGGCTTAGCCGAAAAGATGGAAGATAAATCTTATGCCAGCTAAATACAAACGTTGCGTTTCACATGTGCAAGCACAGGGCAAATCTAAAAGTTCTGCTCATGCTATTTGCACCAGCGTTAATGCTGGCAACATTAAAAAGGTCAGAAAGACTGAAGCCCGAAATAAAAATAAAAAGTGAAAGAGCTTGCTCTATGGCTGCACCAATCTTAAAGTATTTTACCTATAAGCACCTGCCAGAAGAACAGCAAAATATTTCACGATCTTTCTGTGAAATGGCAACGGCCTTAGATGGTGACTTGCCTGATGGCCCTGAAAAGTCAGCAGGCTTACGCAAGCTCTTAGAAGCTAAGGATTGTTTCGTGAGGGCATCATTACCATGAGCATAGATACAGGTATTAAAAAAGAGCGCAAACTAACTGACCCAACAAAATCTATGCCCGGTCTTGTGCCACCGCCAATGGCTCCGCCGCCTTCAAAAAAACCTTTTGATTCTTTTGATAAAGCTCGTCAACATAGGCAACAGCGTTATAATAAAAAGATGGGTGGAGGACCAGTTGGCGTCCCAGAGCGATAAATCCGAGCTTCGTAAAGCAGAGAATATTAAGAAGCAATCTTCACTGCCAGAATCTACCACCACTCGACGCCATAAGGGTAAGAGTTGGGAAGCAGTAAGAGGAGCACGCAAGGCATTTTTTAATAAGATATCAAATTCGCGTTAGGAGGATTACAATGGTTAAGGTATCAGGAGAGAAGCCCGGGACTCAACCAACGAAACCAAATAAAGATCCGAAGCCAGTTAATCCTACCGAGCCTGAAAGTTCCACGCCCGAAGCACCGGCTAAGCCTTTAACTGAGCCAGCCGATGCTCCCGCTGATCCACCTCCTGATCCACTTCAAGCAGTAGATTTTGGAGGTCGTGTTATTAATATCGGAGATTATGTTGACCTCTATTTCTGCAAAGTCGTAGGCTTTAAGCCTGACGAAAATAACAGACTTAATATTTGGGTCGTTCCAACATTAAATACCATTAAAACTAATGATCCCAATAATCCATTGACAGGTCAGCTTGATGAAAAAGCTATGCTTGTAAGTGGATATAGTACAGTTTCATATGCACCTCCTGGTGGAAATCCTAGTAGTTTAAGCGCACCAGCAGAAGCTATTATGGCTTTGGCAACTAACATTCAAAAATCTAAAGATGTTGCAGATGGAACAGCTCCAGCACCAGTTTTGCCATCAAATTTTCTAGCACCTTCGATTATCTAGCAAGCTGAAAAACTGAAGCCTGAATAGGAGCCTCATGTCTTTTTCTGCCAAAGGCAAGCACCACAGTAAAACTGTGGATAGAATAAGAATTGCCTGTCGTCTTGAACTGCTTAATTTAGGCATCCAGGATAAAGAAATAGCCGCTTACCTCGGCATGAGCCAGACCTCTTACAGCCTCCTTAAGAAAACCAAGATTTATCAACAACTCCATCTTCAATATCTGACAGGCGTCCTTAGCAATGCTGACGACGAAGTTACTAATAACTTTGAGTACCAGCGAAAAATCCTTGCCCGTGGAGTACCTATTGCGTTGGAGAATTTATTGCGGGCTGCCTCCCAAAGAGTTGACTCGAAGCTTAATTTTGAAGCGTCGAAAGAACTCTTGGATCGGCATGGTGTCCACGCGAAAGTAAGCAGAATAGGACTGCCAAATATTGAACAAGATGCTTCGACACCGAAAGACAACGAAATCGCTCAGGAAGTGTTACAGGCTTTTGCAAAATCTAGAGCTAAAACTGAACCAGAACCAGAAATTACTATTGAGTCTCCACCAGCTACTGAAACAACGCAATAAGGAGGCTATATGTTGATCTATGTTAGCTTGCTTGTAGCGATCGTTGGAGCAGTTATCTATTTAGTTTCAGCAAATCCGAAATTTGGGCAATTAGCTCTTTATGCATGGGGAGCTGGATTACTAGCTTTCTTGATGCAAATTGCAGGTACTCATGCTGTAAGTTTGATGGGAAAATAAAATGAGCACACATAAAATAACCGGCCATCGTAGAGGCTCACAAGGGATGAGTGAGTCTATGGCTAACGAACTTAATCGCCAATCAGCGGCTAAAGTTATGCGTAAGATGGGCGGTAAGAAAATTCACAGTTCTAAGCCAAAACAAGGCTACGATCAACATAGACCGGGAGTTGATGTATTTCATCCCAAAGTATGAGTGAGACTCCTTTAATAGATGAGTTACGAGATGAAGCAGAGCGACTCCAAGAAATTAACTCGAAGAGTTGGGCCAATCACTGGACAATCATTGACCCTACAGGTTTATCTCCCAGAGCTGTCAATACTGTCCACAGACTTAACGGGTATGGAAGTCACTACTATTTTGCAAAGGTTGTGTTGCGCAGACATAGACTCAGAGAGTATTTGCATAAAGAACTGTGCGATATCTTTGAGTCAACAAGATTAAAGGATATAATAGAGTGGCCTCGTGACCATTTTAAAAGCACAATCGGTTCAGAATCAGCCCCCATATGGTGGGCTTTACCCTTCGGGTATGAGGATGAACTCCTCATGCGACAGCTTGGCTATGGCGATGAGTGGATACAATGGATGTATCGCGCTCACAATAGAGATACAAGAACTTTGCTTGTTTCCGAGAATAAGGAAAATATTGGTAAGCTCGGAGTAAGAGTTGACAATCACTATCAAAATAACGATTTCTTCCTCCGTCTCTACCCTGAGATTAAACCGGACGGTTCGTGTACGTGGTCTGTCACAACCAAAACACATAAAAGATCTGGTAAGACAACTGATGGAGAAGGTACGTTTGACTATCTCTCTGTGGGGACTGCCTTACAGTCTCGACACTACGTTAGAGTCATCCAAGATGATCTTGTAGGTAAGGAAGCTTTAGAGTCAGAAGTTGTAATGATGGGCACCATTGACTACCACAAGCTTTTAGTTGGTGCCTTTGATAGTGATCCAACGGACCCAGAAGCTGATAACGATGAAATCGTAATTGGCAATCGTTGGAGCTACAAAGACTTAAATTATTGGATACGTAAAAATGAGGATTACTTCCGCATTACGACCCATAGCGCCATTGGTGGCTGCTGCCCTAGGCATCCTGCTAACACTATTCTCTTCCCAGACGAGTTTAGCTGGATTAAGTTGGATAGGTGGAAAAAGAGGCTTGGTTCTTACTTTTTTAGTTGTCAGTTTCTTAATAATCCTACTCCGCCTGGTGACACGAAATTTAAAGAATCTTACCTGAATTATTATAAGTTTCAGGTTGTTGATAGCGCACATGATAAACGAGTACAAATCGTACATGAAACAAGGTTGGGAGTCACGCCAAAGAATTTGTTTCCTAGTCATTTGCAGCGTATTCTTTTGCTCGATCCTAATCATGCTGGAACAGAAGGACGTTCTAGGCACGCTCTTATTGTTTTGGGGTATACTCTTGAGCTTCCTTTTCGTATATATCTGCTTGATTTATATGCAGAAAATTCTTCGCACGCAGACTTGGTGGCGCAACTTTTTAAGTTTGGTGAGAAATGGAAGATCAGAGAGCCTTGGCTTGAAACTGTAGGTGCCCAAAAATGGCTTAAGTATCACTTAGAAGTAATGAGTGAGCTTAACAGAAAGATGGGAAAATGGACGTTCCGTCAATTTAATGAGTTCAAAAAAGACAACTCGAAAGACGCAAAAATCCAAAGGATCGACGCGCTGGAACCCACCTTCGCTAGAGGGGAATTTTATTGTAGTAGGATGGGACATGAACAGTTCATCAAAGAATATCTCGAATATCCTTACTCACCCACCAAAGATATCCTTGATGTACTCGGTTATGCTCACGAAGCCATTAACCTCGAAGCTCTTACAGATAGTGAAGTGAACGATATAATGTTACAGAATAAACGCAAATTCATGCGACGAAAGGTCGGAAGCGCGGGATATAACTAATGCCAGTAACAACACCAATTCAGATAGATTTTGGACAAGTCGAGAATGAGGAGCTTCATAAGTTTGTAAAGGACAACCTCCGCATGACAGAGGATGCTTATGAAACTTTTCATACTTCCAAAGTCCCAGAGTGGCGACGACTTTATAAGGGCCAACCGGAACAAGAAACTAGAGATTTTCCTTGGCCTAACTGCTCTAACACTGTTATTCAGCTTGTCGCTGAAAATGTGGATATCCTCAAAGCACGCATCATCGGCACCATATATGAGATATTACCGCTATGGGTTACGCACCTTGTAGGTGATTGGGACGAACAGGAACAAGGTGAGGAACAGCGCTCTGCATTTGAAGAGTTTATGAACTTAATGGGACAGGAACCTTCTGAGCTAGACTTATATCGTGTTGAGTCGCTTGCGGCTAATGATATGGTTCAGCTTGGTTCTGTCCTTATTAAAATGCCTTGGGAGACTGACACTGAGAAGCTAGTTACTGGACTGGGGATGAAACCATCAGAACCAATTATGTCTGACTTCATACGTTATGATGGACCAAGGCCAGAAAAAGTACCTATTGAAAATTGGGGAGCAACGCCATCAGCGCCAACATGGGAGAAGGCTGATTTCAAGTACCACAAATATACACTGACCAAACAGAAGATTGAACAGAAGATCTATGAAGGATCTTTCAAGTTAAGCAAAGAGAATGAAGATAAACTCTTAAAAAGTCCTGACCGTCAAGGCCCATCAAACACAGAACAACAGAAACAGCAAGAACAGAATATTCAGGGCCAATATGGAGAATATGCTGCTGAGTGGGACTTCTACGAGTGTTGGTTTTGGTACTGGCATAATAATGCAAAGTATCGTTGCATCTACATAATCCACAAAAATCTTGACCTGAAATGTAATGCAGTTTTCAATTTTTATCCCGAAAATGAAGAACCTTTTGAGTTTGGTCGGCTTGGCTATACTGATGACGGTCTGCTTGGATATGGCTTTGCAGAGATGCTTAAGCACTATCAGGAAGAAGTATCTACTGGACATAATCAGCGGAATGATAATAGAACTCTTGGTAATACTAGTGTTGTGGCAGTTGGTCGTAATAACAAGATAGATGCTAACATTGGCATTTATCCGATGGCAGTTCTACCATTATCTCCTGAAGATTTTCAGATTTCCCAGCTTGGAGTTCCCTATCCTACAGATATAGAATCTGAACAGCTAACCATAATGTTAGCTAAATCTAGATGCGGAACTGATGATCCAGCTACCACAGGTATGGGTGGTGGTATTACTAATCCCAAAAAAGGTGTACAATCTGCGATGGGTACTTTTAGCGTCCTTCAAAGTGGAAATCGCAGAGTTAATGTTAACATCACAGATTTTAGATACATGCATCTTAAACTAGGCCGTAAAGCTGGAAAGATGTATTCTGAGTTTGGAGTCGGTAAGCGGTTAGAGTATTTTGGCAAACAAGCCAAATTTATCCAGCTTGCACTCGAAAATATTAGAAAGAAAAGAATAGATTTACCTATTCGCGCAGCGAATGCTAGTATTAATAAAGAGCTTGAGAAACAAAATGATATGCTTCTATCTCAAGTTCTTCAGCGTCATCATTCTGCAATAGCACAGATATTGCAAGGTCTTGCTAATCCTCAGATGCCACCTCAAATGCAAAAGTTTTTAGTAGGAGTTATAGCAGCACAGGGTGCTCTCATGTCTAAACTTTTGCGTAACTTTGGACATGATGATGTATCAAGACTGCAACCAGAATTAGAACTCACTAAAGAACTAAAAGGAGCCTCAAATGCCAATGCCGGACAACAAGGAAAACCTCAAGGCCCGCAAACAGTCGAGGGCCAGACAACTCCGTTCCCGACTTTATCAGGTGGACAATTGGCCCCAGTACCAGCATTACCGGGAGCTAATCAGCCACAAGGCGGAACTCAAACAGTGGTTTAGCGAAGATTCCGCACAGTATTTTAAACGTTTCATAGAAAAAGCAATCGTGACTTACATGGAACAGCTCGCGAATAACTTTCTTGACAAGGATAAAAATGATCTGACACCTATAATAAGAGGTCGGATTTATGCTTTCAAGGAAGTTATGACATTTCTGGATGAGCTAGAAACCTATGACAAGATGAAACTAGAGTTACTAGCTCTCGAAAATGAGGGTTTTACGGCGGGGCCAGACGAAATGACGATACAATAAAAAGGAGCTTACAATGGCTTGGGGTGAACTTAAAAAAGAAGATCTCATTAAAGCAGGACTCGATCCTGATTCAGTCGCTGCGATGTCAACTAAGATTGATAATGCTGCGTCTAAGAATGATGTGGACGAGCTTAAGCAATCAATGGCTACGACACAAAACACCCTGAAAGAACTTGAAAGTACTCTTCGTACTCTTGCTGCTACTCGTGTAGAAGGTGGAGAACATAATTCTGGAGTGGAGAGAAAAGATCAGGGTGGTACACCACCAAAAGGACAAGGTGGACCACAGCCCATAAATATTGATCCATTGACTTTTATGGAAGATCCGCAAGGTGCTGTTCGTCGCATTATGGGTGAAGCGATGGGGCCAGTAACTATGCATAGCCTTAGTTTGGCTGCGGATATGGCATATAATGACGCTCGTGCGCGTCTACCAAACTTCCACATGTTTGAGCCTGAAATTAAGGAGCTTTGGGATAAATATGGACCAGCTCAAAAAGGTAATGCCAAAGAACTCATCGAGAACCTTTATAATCTTGTGCGAGGACGACATGTGGACGAAATCCTCACAGATACCAACAAGCGAGAAGGAAAATACAATCTTGTACAATCAGGCGGTACAAGTGTTGTTGGGCGAAGTGCGGGAGGCGGGGAACAGAATAGAAAGCCTGAAGATGATCTTACAGCCAAAGAAGTAGAAGTGGCTGCAAGATTTGGAATGACTCCAGCAGAATGGGCTGCTCAGAAAGGAGGATTGAAGTATGTCTAAGGAAGATTTTGATCGTCTAATCAAGAATACAGAACAAACTTCAAATCCTGCTGATGTGGATTCTGATTTGAAAGCAGCTTCGGATTTGGCTAAGGCTAAGCTTTCTGAGTCTGTGGATGCTGAAAATCTGACTCAGCGAGTTATTGACAGACTTAAATCTGAAGCACAGCAAGCTCAAACAGGAAACACTTCTGATGCTACTGCTGGCTTTGGCCGTACAGTAGCAAAATCACCATATCAGCCTGATGTACAAGTAATCCCGCCACCATCTTCCAAAGATCAAAATGC